TGTGTGGTTAATCGAATCATCAAGAAGCCGCTTAGCCATTTCAGGGTCTACATTCTTGTAGAACTGAGACAGGATACCCTCAACACCTAGTGTTCTCTCACCATTCAAGAAATAATTAAGAGCCTGTGTCTCCATTACGTCTTCTACGTCAGCCTGCTTAGCACCCTGAGCTAGTTCAGTACCAGCCTGTACCTTCTGCATCCACGTAGAGAACTGATCCTGTGCCTGTTTAGCTGCCTGCTGAACACCTGAGTTAACCTCATCCATAGATGCAACTTTAGCTGCACCCTCTTCTTTTAGCTGAGAGAGGTATCTTAGGTGGTTCTCATAGGATCTCTCACGGGCAATGTTAACACTCTCCTGTCTAAGGATACGTGTAACATCTGTACTACCACGAGACAAAGCAAGTGCTGCCCCACCGAATGCGGCAGGGACAAACGTGGAGATTAGGAACTGTGTAGGATCAAAGTCTTCCTGCACATTGGCAGTAATCATAGCGTCTTGGTATGCTACGTCCAGTGCACCACTAGCAACAGTTTCCATAGCTGCACCACCAAGGACTTCAGCACGGTAACCGTTACGTAATGCTTGCTGGTATGCCATAGCCTGAGGTGAAGTACTTTCCATGAGGCCACGTACTGCTGTCTCTCTAGCATTCAACTGCCTAGAAACAACTTCCTCAAGCGCATCTACACCCCGTCTACGGGCAGCTGTTCTGGCCGCTTCACCACCAGCCTGCTCTATCGACTCTCTGATTGCTCTCTGTGCGATCTCTCTAGCGGCAAGTCTCTGACCACCAGCTGACACGGCTTTACCGCCTGCGATGCCCGCAAGCTTACCAAAGCCAAAAGTGAAGAGGTTAACAGGATCAACAATAGCAGCCCTAGCATAGTCGTATACCCCTCTAGCTTGTTCACCTACTGTAGCATCAGATTCATCTGAGAAAACACCACTAGCCTCATCCCACAGACGATACGCATCAGTGTACTTCGATAGGTTATCGCCTGCCTGATACAACTTGCTAAGTTCTGAGACTGTAACAACAGACTGGCCCGCCGCAAACCTACGCATATTCGTTACGTAGGAGTTCACGATATCTTCTCTGGTATAATCCTCTTCGGTCATACCGAAGTTTGTTTCCATGTAGTCTCTAACCGTGCGGTAGTTACTGCCAGTAAGGAACTGCCCAGTAAAGCCTGCAGGAATTTCTCCCTCAGGCTCTTCTTCTACACGTTCTGTTCTAGTGGGTTGCTGACCAAAAGTTCCAAAGAAGGAGTCTTGTTCCTGAGGTCTTCTAGCACCTGGTAGAACATCCCTTTGGCGTTGTGGTTCTTCTGTACCGAAGTTACCAAAGAAATCATCCATATTATTCACCATTCAATTGGTCAGAGTATTCCTCCAAGAACCTCAATGGATCTTCCTCAAACAAGTTACGGGCAGCTTCATCGTACAGGATGATCTCCATGATCTTACTCTCTTTTTGATCGATCATGTCAGTAGCCCGTTGAATTGCTTCTGCCTCGTCAAGAACTTCCTGTTCATCCTCAAACAGGTATCTAAAGAACCTACGTACTGGTGCTGACCCAGGACCAAACTCACCAGTTCTTAGTTTAGTTAGAGTATCTCTGATTAGACCAGTAGCTCTATCTCTACTCATAAAGGTTTGGTAATCTCTAGAGAATCCCACAGATTCGGGGTCTACACCATCTGGTAGTTCCTCTGTATCACGTTCAGGAGGCTCACTGCCTCTAATCCAAGCAATAGCTTCCTGAGGTGTACCTATTCTTGATTCACCTGTCTCAGGGTTAACAATGGTAACAGTCTCAAAGCCGCCATTCTCTAGTCTATCAAGAATAGCTGAGGTTTCCTGTGGACCTTCAGGTCTACCATTAAGAGTTAGGTTTGTTGTATCAGGAGAAACTACACCAGCTTCTGCTTGTCCTGTAGCATACTCTCTAACAAAATCCTCAATACCTGAACCGAATGTAGGAACAAAGTCAGTGAAGAGTGTAGGATACTGATCGTAGTACGTAGCTAGTTCCTCAAGCATTCTCTCCCTATAGGGACGAAGAAGCTCATACCGTTCCATATTCTCAGGACTATCATCCAAGAGGAGTTCAATAATTCTACGTGGATTTTCACCAGCTTCATCAAATAGTCTAGAAATAGCTGGATCGATGTCAGTGTTACCAATAATGCTTTCACCGATAGAGATTACACTGTCAGAAGCACCCTCAAGGTAGTACTCTTTCTGTTGGTTGGTAAGCTGAGTAGGACTAGCAATAGAACCATAATCGATAAGTGCTTCACCAGTTCTCTCACGGTAAGGGCTAGTTTCCATACTACCAAGAATATCGTAACCACTAAACCCACCGAAGTTAGACTCACGGTAAAAACGATCCATATCCTGTTCGACATTCAGACTGAACAGTCTCTGGAAGAGGTTCTGTTGTCTAGCTGCAGGATCAGGCTCTTCGATATCCCTAAAGATAGGAGTAGCTTGTCTAATCAATTCAGAGAGAGGAGTTTCCTGTGCGTAGTCCTCTCTAAACTGAGCGGCGGCACGAACATCTTCAATTCTAATATCCTCGTCATTATACAGACGAGTACCTAGACGGATAACCTCTCGTGGGTCTGACTCAAGAAGCTGAGAGACTTCATCCTCACGAAGACCACGAGTAATAAGATAATCGATATTCTGCTGCAGTGTCTGGCGGGCCTCTGACACCTGCGATCTACGACCAGCTTCAATACGTCTAAGGTTCTCTTGGGCAGCTGCTCTTTGCTCTGCCAAGAACTCCCTTCTCTGATTCATCCTATCAGCGAGGCCAATAACTATAGTTTTTCCTAAGGATGCCATTTACTATTACCTCGCCATAAGTCCAGATGGTTTCTGTCCAGTATCACCAAGATCCATCTCCATCTGTGCTGCGGGTTCTTCCTCTACAGCCATTGGTTCTGGACCTGTTGTATCTTCCTGCCCTTCAGCTGCCTTAACAGCTGCCATGAGCATCTCAGTTCCTTCATCCTTAGTTCTACCCTTAAGACCTTTTTTAGCAAGAGTAACTGCACGCATAAGTGTCTTTTCTTCTTGCTCAGCTTTGTTGCTAAATCTCTCTTTGAACTCAATGTCTGCATCAGTAGCAAGACCTTTAAGGTATTCAAATAGGATAGGTCTAATGAGGAAGCCTTGTTCGATAGTATGTACACCCTCAACAACATTAGCTCTAACAATAAAGCTAGTCAGGTTTTCTAGTGGTAGACCAACCTCAAGAACGTAGAGCATATCGTCTATAACAGACGGTCTGGATACTTTCTCGATGTAGAACTCTACCAACTCATCAAAGTCAGTAATCTGGGGAGGCTGTCTAAACTTATACTTCTTTTGATCTTGAGTAAGAGAGTAAAGAGGTTGAACTGAGTTAAACATTCTCTAAGTCCTTAATTACTTTGGAAGGGAGCAATAAAGTTATTAAATCCCCTTGAGTTTCTATAGAATTCTTTTACTTCACCAGCGGTAATTCTACCGTCATTATTCAAGTCAAATGGTGGATTATCTCTTGTAATAGCACTAGCACGTGAGTCACTTACCTCAGAACCAAGTACAAAAGAATCATCCTCACCTAGTGCTCTTGGGTAGAATGTAGCCATATATACATCTTCTGGGGATTGAATTTTATCAGCGTATTGCTCAAGGTACCGTTCAACATAAGTAAGTTGCTCAGTCCTAGACATTGTTCTTAATTCCTCAGTAGAGGTACCCAATGCCCTTGCTGTTGCTGGCATAAACTGAATAAGGCCTACAGCAGCATCTTCTTCTCTACCCTGTTGTACATACAGCTGATTAGGAATGCTTGGATCAAATCCGCTTTCATTCTCCATAACAGCATACATCCAGTTTACTGGGATATTCAGGTTAGCAGCCACTTGTTCAGCTGATCTGGTAAAAGAATCGTCAGACATTGCTGCTACATCAGAAACAAGATTATAGTCGAAGTTATCACCAGATGCAAGATCTCTTGGTTGCCCACTAATAATACCTGAGTAAGTAAGCATACCCGCTTCATCATAAGCGGAGTCAGGTGTTACACCAGTTTCTTCTGGACCAAAACCAAATGTATCAGCAATGGTAGCTAACCAACCTGCTCTGTTGTCAGTACTACTGCCGTAGATTTCATCAGCGATTGACTCACCCTCAGCAACACCAGCTCTAACTACCGACTTCATCTTAGAAGCTGTAATACCACCTTCTGTACCATCAGAGTAACCAGCTGTTGCAATATCTCTAGAAAGCTTAGCTCTAAGTGTCTGTGATATTGGTGTTCTAGCCATTACTGTTACCCCGTGTATTCTTTGTCATAAGACCTGAAGGCTGTTTCTTTGTGTTTGTATTACCTACAGCCTTAAGCTCTTGTCTAATTTCTTCTGCACGTTTATACAGTTCAGGATATACGCTCTTCATTAGAAGAAACCCCCGATTGCGTCTTCAACCAAACCAAATCCAATATTGAACAGACCCTGTTTGAAAGAAGCATCCTCAGCCGCATCTAATCTAAACTGTGCAGCTTCAAGTTCAATCTGCCCTGCCATGTCAAGTTCAACAAGTTTAAATGCTTTGTCTGAGTTAGAAGCCATAGTATCGTAAGACATAGCCATAATGTCAGCTTCTCTCTGATACTGTTGTTCCATTTCCTGTAGGGTAACTTTAGCTTCGTTAGCTGCCATAGAGATAGCTGTATCTGTAGCTGCACGGATCTCAGCTGTAGTTCTAGCAGAAGCAGCTGCAATCTCAGAAGTAATCAGAGAAGTATTAGCACTCAGTCTAGCTGTACTAATTGCTGTCTGGTTTCTATCGTAGGAGATCTTCAGGTTATTAGCTTGCTCTTCCTTAAACTTGGTAAGAGCATTAAGTTCAGATACGTTAGACTGAGCAATAGCATTCTTCTGTGCGGCATTGAACTGAGCAACAGAAGCTTCCAGATTAGTGAAGAACTGGTTCAACTGGTTCTCACTAGTAGTATTAAGGTTAACTGCTGCATTCTCAGCTGCTTGGTCAGTGAACATAGCCTGAACTGCTTGCTGCGTAGTCATAACAACAGTCTGCTGTTCATTCGACAGGTTAGCCATATCCATATCAAGGAATGCCTTAGCATTAGCTACAGCAGTCTGCTGCCTGTTATTCAGGTTAGCTAGATCCATATTAGCCATAGCTGCAGCATCTGCCAGTACCTTAGCATTACTTGCATTCAAGTTAGCAATATCTACTGACTGAGCTAGACGGGCATTCTCAAGAGCAATCTGAACATCTGCATTGAAGTTCATGTTAGCAATCTCTGAGATACGAGAAGCATTAGCTACACGTGTCTGGAATGCCTGATCGAATTCCTGCCCAAGGAACTGTGCTCTCTGCTGTGCTGCAAGCATTGTAGCCTGTTGTCTATTCGACAGGTTCATCTGTTCGAAACGAGCAACAGTAGCTGCATCAGCTGCTGCAATAGGTGTAGCTGCCTCGAATGTCGCTTGGATAATAGCTTGTCCAGCCATAGACGATGCACCGATACCTCTAGCAGCCAACTGTGCGTTAGCTGCACGTAGGGCACCTGCAGCCCATGCAGGAGGATTATTCGCATCAAAGTTAGCTGTAAGTTGAGCCAACTGACCCTGTACTGTAGCTAGTTCTGAAGGTTCAGCTGTAGCAGCCTTAATGTCAGTTACTAGGTCTTCTACTCTTTGCTGTTCTACTGCAGGACCAGAGATCATCTCTCCTTCCTGTACAGTACGGTCAGCTGTAGGTGCTACAGTCTGTGCCTGCTCAATCTGGGCAGCATTAAGCTGAAGTTGTGATAGAGCATTAGGATCTTGAGTAGCTGCTGTAACAAGACTATTAGCTGCAACCTCACCCTGTGCTGCACGTACTTGGTCAAGGTATGCCTTAACGTTATCACTTGCAAGAACTGCCTCAGCTGTAGCTAGGTCAGGTCTAGTAGGAGTTACTGCCTGTGTAGCTACTGCCTGTTCACCCTGCCCGAAGTCAGCAGGTGTAGGTGCAGCCATTTCAGGTGGCACATACGTAGGGGTTGTAGCTGCAGGTACTTGTGGTGCAGTAGCAGCTGCCTGACCAAACTGTGTGGACAAGTCCTGCAGGTTCTGCTGAGAGGTTTGGTAAGGAACAACACCCTGTTCACCTAGTAGCATTTCTCTTTGTGTAGCTGCAGGCTGTCCCTGCGTTCTAGTTACGAAAGCTTGATACGCTTGGGCTTCCATTGGTGTACCAAACTGATAGGTCTGATCACCAATAGTAACAGGAGTAACAACCTGACCTCCAGGCTCCATGTTCTGGTACTCTTCAGACTGCAGGAATTCCTGATAGTTTGGAATATCGGGCATCTTACTGACAGTACCACCCTCAGCATAGCCTGGTGTAGGCTGCTTGATGAAGTTACCCTTCGGCTCAAACCCAGCATTACGGAGGGCTTGTACATCTGCCATACTAAGAACTAAACCTTTGTTCTGCATTATTTAATTTCCTTAGGAATTTGTACTACCGATAGGGTAACTGTATTTCTTATTGGTCGGCTGGTTGAATAGTCAACTCGCCTGCTTCTACTTGGCGCATAATCTCAGCGTAGTGGCGGTTGGCAGGGTCAAGGGGGACAAAAAGTTCCTGACCATCTATTGTTGCTGTGATGGAAACATTGTCGCCCTCAAACGCATGATATTGTGCTGATGTAATATCCATTTTCACAACTCCGCATCAAATCTGATATAACCAGCGTCTTGATCAACTGTGAGCATAAATGCAAATCCCCTTGTTCTTGCACTAGGGTCAGTCACCTCTAAGGCTAACGCTTTGCTTGTGCCGCCGCCGCTAGATACAGCCGAAGGTGCAACATCAAATGGCTCTATATCAAAATCACTCAAGGCAGAGTAAGACATAGATGGTGCTGCCCGCATTTCGGTGGGGAAGAAATATCTAACAAGGCCTTGGGTTGTGTCGTTATAAACTCCCATAATTCCCGTTGGAATGTGAGAAAAAGGACCAGTTGCCCCTTTTTCTAAAGAAGTAAAATACCGCTGGCAAAGCGCCAACTCCTGCCCGTAGCTGCGATGCTCGAATGGCGTGGCGGTGTCGCCTACTTCGAGTTGGACACCTGTCAAGTAGAAGGTTGCACCGTTAGTTCCCGCCCAGTTTACTTGGTTTGCTGATCCTGCATATTTGTTAGATGAAAGCCACGAACCAATAGTTGACGTAGAGAAACTTCCACCATCGTTATCAAGACAGAAAAATGCTTGAAGCCCTGCGCCGTTTGTAGTTAACCAAGTGCCAGAAGTATCTCCAGTTATAGTTATTGTTTTTTGCTCCCAAGTGTTTGCTGAGTTAATAGTATACTCAGCTACATATGAACGATTGGCGCTGCTATTCAGCATAGCAATACTATATGTGCCAGTAATAGAAGACCTTACCCAAAAACTAAGGGTTAAATCTTTTGCACTGCTTCCACCAAAGCCTGCTGATGAAAACACATACCCTTCAATCTTTTGAGCTAGGTTAAAACCTGTTGGCGTTCCAGTCGATGTCACTTCAAGTTTTAAGGCATTTGTAAAAACATCTGGTGTAGACGCTGTATCTTGCGACATCGTGACTGTTGGGGTTGTCCCATTTGCCTCAATGTAAAATCTATCAACCGTATAAAAACCACTAGACGATGTGCTAGCACTCGTCCCACGCTGTGCCACTTGCATAGCGCCGTTGATAATCAGGTTGCGGTTACCAAGCTGCCCACTAGATAGGACACTACTAATGTCTTCAAGGTTAGCTGTATCGCCACCCAGATCAGCTAATTGTCTTGCCTTACTCATTAGTAAAGCCTCCCTTATTCAGGCTTAGTGGGCCACACAACAGTATCAAGCGAGTTATACGTGTCAGTAATATCACGCAATGCTTGACGATACGCTGTCTGTTCTGCTGTCATAGTCAAGTCAGACGATGCCCACCAGTCAGTCTCAGCAATGCGTCTATTACGCTCAGCACGTAGTGCAGCCATAGGTGCAGCAGCTACGAGTTCATCACGCTTAGCAGAAGCTTGCGCCCATGTTACGCCCCAGTCAGCAGGATCGCTGCTTTCGATAGCAGTGCCATTAGCATCAGCACCTGTTACCTTGCGGAACATTTCGTTAAACTCTGCTTCAGTAGTAGGTTCACCACGGAGAACCCATTCGTTAATGCCCAGTTCGCTAAGGGCGTTTGCAATAGTAGTCATTGTTATAGGCCTCCTTAGCCTGCGATTTCCATAAGGGTAATTGTAGATGTCCCTCTAGCTCTTTGGGCAACATTGGTATCAGATATACTTCTATTGATGTAAAAAGTTTGTGTGGTTCCCGCAGGGTTAGCTATACGCAAACCATAAGTTAAAGTTGCTGTTGAGCTAGGGCTGTCAAGATAAACAAAAGAAAGCGTAGATGTAGTATTATCATCTGCACCTGTGTTTTGACCTGCTACTGCTACTCTAGCTCTGCTGCCATCAGCATCACCAAGAAGTATCTGTGTGCTATCTCTATACATCTTAAGTGCAAAAGAGTTAACGCCACTTGCACCAGTTCCAACAACATGACCTGAGATGTATATCTTTGAAGATGTGCTTTTTGGGGTAATAGATACTTCTATAAAGTTTGATCCGTCTGTTGCAGCGCCGCCTAAACTAACAGAGTAAGTGTCTGTCTTAGTAGCACTAACCACCTGCAACACAGACCCACTAACATTCAGCCCAAGACTAGCAGCAGTAGGAGTGCCACCCGCAGCATTCTGGATAGTATCGACTTTGAGAATGCTGGTCATTGTGCGATCTCCTGTGTCGTCAGAGTTGCTATACTATTTCCACCACACCATTGGGCAGTTACACCTGATGGATGAACATAAACGCTATAAGTAGTTGCAGAAGTAGTAGATGGCGTATCTAAAAAGTTTATTACTACACTTCCGTGTACTGCAGTATCAGTTGTTTTAATAATCCCAAAACCGTAAGTAGCATTGCCAAGATTAGTAGCGCCACGATAAACAGTAAATCTTACATTTTGGTCAGTAGTACCGCCGTTTCTTAGCGGAATTACTGCCGTTACTAATACCTTATTAGTTGAACTAGATGGTGTAATTGATACGTCTAAATTAATGTCTACCCAATCATTAGCTGAACTTTGGCCTTGCGTACTAGTTGTGGCACTAACTACCTGAACAACATGCCCCGGAATACTTACACGGCTTTCCAAGTTTGGCTGGAGATTATCTACATAGAGTGTACTCATACCAAAACCTCCATAAGCCACATAGCTGAACGAGTTGTGTGATTAGACATATCACTCCATGTGGTAGCAGGGTTATAGTTTAATACACCACTGTGAACACGAGTGTCTCCTGCTCCAGTAGCTGCATAAATAGTGTGGGTTCCTGTTCCAAGATTCGTAAAACAAGCGTCTATACTAATCTTAGCCATGTACCTTGAAGAGGAAGACCAAGTAACAATATCATCACCTAAGTGAATTCCATTACTTTCATCTCCGTCTTTCCATACCCAAAAGTCATGGACATTAGTTCCTTCTGTTCTGTAAAAATAATGACCGCCAACAATTACATATGAAGTAGCGGCATCAAAAGTTTTAGTAAAGGAACCACCTATTCTTGCATTAATAGGGTAATAAAAATCCATTGAACCAAGTTGCGTACCACTAACGGAACTAAAAGATACCGCAGTATTGCTATTGTAAAGCTGTTTAAATTGAACAACCTGACCACCAACACCAGCAGGTAAAGTTACACCACCAGCACTAGCATCAAGTGTCTGACCCGCAGGGATAATCACCTTGTTAGCATTAGCCCCACTAGTCGGGCCTTGAATAGTTTGAACTGTAAGTATACCCGCCATGTTAGACCACCGTTAGATTGCCATTGATAGTGAGAGATACACCAGTGCCAAGCGTAAGAGGCCCAGCACATGAAGCGTTCTCTGTAGTATCAATAGTAGTGTTTGTACTTAGTGTCTGGCTATTGATGCGGAAGATATTACCTGCACCTGTAGTAGTATTACCAGTCTCACCATTATTGCCTTTATATAGACCTGCACCACCTGTTACATTAGCTACTTCAAACGTAGTGTATGCTATGATCTCTACATCGTCATTAGAAGCTGCACCAGTAGTCAGGACTACCTCAGAGCCATTGCTTGCAGTATAGTCAGTACCGTTTACAAGATGAATACCATTTAGGAATACATCTACGAAGCCGGGTGTATAACCACTAGTGCCGAATGTAGTTTGACCTGAAGCTGCAGTGTAGACATTGCGTGTCTGTGTAGCCTGCGGTGTAGGTATATTACCAATGTATCCTGACATTATAGACTATCCTTATTAAGCAGTCAAGACTTCGAGTGTCAGAGCCTTAAGTTCATCTGGGGTAGTAGCAGCAGCAATACGTGCATCACTAGTTACATCACGCAAGACTTGCTTCTGTGCAGCTACTGCAGCAGCATCACCGCCTGTCTCTAGTGCCTTCATGTAGTCTACATCAAGTGCATCCAAGAGAGGCTTACGCTCAGCACGTAGGTTATCTTTGTGAATCTCTTTAGCTGCAGCCATGTCGATGTCTACTGC